ATTAGCTGGTTTATCCTTTACAGTTGGATCTTCCTTTCGATAATCTACTGCGCTGGGTACATCATCTTAAAACTGATTGATTTTATAAGAAAGGAACTGGATCTATGAGGAAAAGAAAAGGCAAGAGTATTAGGCTGGTTAAGACCGAGGAGTACAAAGCAGTAAAAATCTTTGTCGATGTAGACGATGATCTTTACGAGGCTCTGGCAAAGGCTGGCCGTCAGCATATCACAAAAGATAAGGTTGCTTGCTTCACCTACGCTCTCAACAAGGCTTTGCTGGAAATGATGGAAGAACTCAAATGAGCGAGTTTAAGCAGAAGGTTTTGACCGCAGCCGTAGACCGCTATGTGTTGACACCCACGCAGTGCATGATGCTACGGCAAGACGCTGAGGTAATCGGGATGAAGCGTGCAACTGTTATGAAGAAGGATGGCACGACTAGGAGGTCATTCGCGCGTAGCTGTTCGTCTTGCTGGGTTCCGATGGCTCCGCACTACAAGTGGCTTTACTCAATCGTAAACGAATTGACTATGGCCGTAAACGCCGAGCATTACCGATTCGACATTACGGGCGTGCAACAGTTACAGATACTAAAGTACAATCCATTACAGCAGTTTTGGTGGCACTTTGATGCGTTCACATCCGAAGCACCAGTACGCAAGATGACGATGGTGGTCAATCTATCTGATCCCTCCGAATACCTGGGCGGAGGGTTGCAGGTTAAGGCTGACTTGGTCAACGGAAGGTTTATCCGCGAGCAAGGTGCGGGTACTTGGTTCCCATCCTACATCGAGCATCGTGCGCGCGCGCCTATATGGGGAACACGCTGGGTGTTGGTGGCTTGGTTAACTGGACCAGCGTGGCTGTAATGGCAACGCTCAACGAGAACATCCCTAGCTTTAAGGCTATGGTTAGGAAGTCATTCTTTACCAAGACCGAGGCGGATACAGAGTTCTATAACGTCTATGTCTTCGCCTTGCAGTCTTGCGCTGGGGCAATCCTAACCTTCCACGTTATGACTGACTCTGGGATGGTGCGATCCCGCGTTCCGCTATCGGAAATTTATCTGGATAAACCCACCAACGATATACCTTTCAACTATAAGCAACTTTGGGACTGTTTCAGCGAGAACGTAACCGTCACCGAGTACAGCTTCCTTGCCTACCACCGCGCTCAGATCCTACTTAGGGATGCGACTAAGGTTTGGGGTACTTACTTGTTCACGGTTGATTGGTTTAACAACCCATACAGCGATGAGCCGTCCGACTACAAATGCGGTCATGTGTTTGCGGGTGACGATGGCTACTTACTTTGCATGCCCAACAACCGAATCTTCTGGCGGGATAGTAATTGGGTGACGAAGAAGTTGCCAGATAACCTAAAGCAGTTCCGAGTGGATACAGACCTACCCAGCGTGGAGAATCAGAGTGACAAGTGGGTGACTGAGGATACAGATTCGTTTTATTATGATCTTCGCAAGGAGGAGGCAGCGTGAAATCAATTTACAAATACGCGCGGCTGGAGGTGAATGCACTGGCCGAGATGCTGGACAAGAACGCCTGCCAGCCTGGGCGGTTGCTGGGATCAAACGTCTCACCCCTAGCGTGGATTATGAACCAGATGCTCTACGACAAGTTTCATGGTAATGGCTGGAAGTTAAATCTAATCACAGGAGCTTTTGAAAAAGTATGACTATAGAAGCCAGAGACAGATTGAGATGGTCACGCGATATGCTTCTCATCGCACGCGATAAGTTAGCCATTGAGAGAGATCGCGTTTCGCATGGCCATGCAATTGATTTAATCCAGATCATAACGATGGTCGATGCAGCGGCACTGATAGCGAAGGAAGTGCTGGAGGCAGAATGAGTGACGAAACTCTTTTTGATCTGGCCGAGTTTACGGATTGGCAGAAGGAATGGAAGGGAATGCCAGAGTATAACAATCAGAAGGAAGACGCGCTTCTTACTGCTACATTCAAGTTTAGAACGGAAGAAGATTTCAACGCTTTCATGGAAGTGGTTAAGAGGGAGCTATACGAGGGGAAGAGGGTATTTGACGGGAAGCAGGACAAGGATCACAAGAGTGCCTGGTTCCCCCTTGGGGATAGGCCGAGCGAAATGGTTTACGTTATCGAATCAAATGAATCCTAGATATCCGATTTATATACCAACCAAGGGTAGGTTCTCCAGCAGGAAAACAGTAAAGGCATTGCTGGAAATGAACGTTCCGTTTCGAGTCGTGATCGAGGAACACGAGCGCGATTTATACCTTACGATCTTGAGGGATGAGCAGATACTTATCTTGCCGTACTCAAAGCCAGGAGAGTCTAGTCAGTTGGTCCAAACCAGGAATTGGATTAAGGAACACTCTATTAAGGAGGGACACAAGAGGCATTGGCAACTGGACGATAACGTCAAAGCTTTCTACAGATTAAATAACAACAAGAGGAACAAGGTGATGTCTGGCGTTTGCTTTAGATGTGTCGAGGACTTCGCCGACAGATATAAGAACGTAGCGATGGCTGGGATGAATTATATGAACTACGCGATTCCAGATGGAAGGCCACCATTCTTTCTTAATAGCAGAGTTTACTCAATGAGCCTTGTGAACAATGAGCTTCCCTATATGTGGAGAGGAATATTCAACGATGATACCGACATATGCCTGCGAATGCTCAAGGATGGGTACTGTACGCTCAACTTTAACGCTTTCTCTGGGGATAAGGACGCAACGATGGTTACCAAGGGCGGAAACACTCCAATCTATACAACTGGTGATTTACGCGATGGTTTTGTGGAGTCGCTGATAAGTCAGCATCCAGACGTTGTGACCAAGGTCTGGAGATTTGACAGATGGCATCACCAGGTTAATTACCAGCCATTCAGAAGAAATAAATTGATCCGCAGGGATGGTGTCGACATACAAGACGGAGTTGACAACTACGGAATGAAATTAATCAAAACTCAATAAGGCAATATGAAAAGCAAAGATGAGTTGGCGATGCAGGTTAGGAAGGAGTGGGATGAGCAGAACTTGAGATGGAAGTTGTGGCTGGAGGCTGGTGGATTTAGGACTGAGATATTTTGTTACAGCAGTGCAGAGGAAGAGTATTCCAAATGCGTTAGGGAATTGGTTGACCACGCCTACCAGATGCAGAGCGTATGAGCATACGAGAAGACATCCTTGACCAGTTCGGTGATGATGCCGAGACGATGCTGTTCGCTGACGGATTCGATGACGCGATCATTGGGGTTGGCAACAAGTTTGGTGATCAACTTTGCGCTATTTATGATGCTGACAAAGTGATTGACATACTTATGAAAGAAGGAATGGATTACGCAGAAGCTATGGAACACTTTGATTTTAACATTGCAGGATCTTATGTGGGTGAGCAGACTCCGATCTTCATGCACAAAATAGAAAGGCAGGCCAAATGAAACTCTGGACAAATAACTCAAACTCAATTCACAAAGTCGATGACAATATGCTCTACCCGCGCAACACGTACGTCTTGCCCGATGAACTAACTGGACCAATCTGGGATGATTCAATCCCTTGCCCGCACGAGATCAAGCCTTACTACAAGGGGCGTGCGATGGGTGGGGCAACAGCCGTTTATCGCGCTGGGGCAATTGGTGACGCAATCATTGCTACTGCTTTCGTTAACTACTTGGTGCAGGAGTCGGGTGGGGTTGTGGAAGTGTACGCCCCTGCTCGCAACCTTCCTCTCTACGCTGGGCTGGGTGCGAGGCTGTGGCCGTTGCCTGCCTCGCTGGAGGCATGGAGGTCATTTGATGCTCACTTGCCCACGGATGATTTGTTCAGCGGTCAAGTTGGCAACACCAAGCTAGGCACTGGAGGTGGCAACTGCTACCAGCGGATCTACGAGTGGATGGGGGTTTGGGACGAGAAGAAGATGGCGAAGTATTGTAAGCCAGTTCTGCATCTGATTGAACCAGATCACGAAGAGTTGAAGGCGATGGGTAAGTTGCCATTGCCAGATCCGTTCTTTGCTTACCATGTTTCGTCTAGCGGTCCGACCCGTACTTACCCGCCAACGATGGGGCAGGAGGCGGTGCTGGCGTTGCTTGAGGCTTACCCAAAACATCACGCTGTGATTATTGGGCTGGATAACTCAAACAACTTTAAGGTGGATCATCCGCGAGTGATTGACTTATTTAACTGCACCAAGACTGTGCGCTCGCTGTTCCCGATTATTAGCGGGGCTGACTTCGTTGTCGCGCCAGATAGCAGTGTCAACCATATGGCTGCTGGGTTGGATACGCCGTGTGTGTCGTTGTGGGGATCGTACGATCCAAAAGACAGAATGTCTTTCTACCCTAAGAACGTGTCGGTGTTCAAGCCCGATACCTGCCCACACGCACCTTGCCGACCGCACGCTGGTTTGCCACAAGCGAAGTGTAAGGATGCGAGTAACCGCACACCGAAGACGCAATACTGGTGTAATGCGTTACGCAATATTACTGCCGAAGATATTGTTCTTGCATCGAAGAAGCCGATGGAGCTAGAAAGCAAATAACTAACTGGCGTTGTGGTGTGCAGGGAGATCCTGCATCGGGCGTTTCCTCAGTGTGTCTCCCCTTGAATCAGAGCCAGTTTGAATTTTATGACAACAGCACAACGCCAAGCTGAAGAGATCGTAGGCCAAGTTGATTGGCAGTCCGAGAATCACGGGCTGTGCAAGTGTCCAGGTGAGGCTGCACACACAAGCCACACCCGCATTCGAGACACAACGGTGTTCGTAGATGGCGCACCGACTATCTTCTGCTGGCATACTTCCTGCACGCCGTATCGTGATGAGGCTAACCGCAAGCTGCGCCGAGCTATCTCCACTGACCCGCTTTACAAACCCACCAACATCATGTCGGGTGGTACAGCCGTACCCAAGCTAATCATAAAGAAAGACCCGCACGCTGAGGTGTTGGATAGGATTAAGACGATTGCTGAATCAAACAAGCAAAGATACTTGACCCACTACAATTGGGACCCAGCAGATATGTACGAGGAGAGTCCAGTAAAGCTAGGCGATCCAGCGCAGGACTATCAGTTGTTCCTCTCGATGTTTAATGTCGCTGACAATATCTGGATTGGTGATGTCAAGGATAGCGGGAGACATCCGCAGAACTTTAGATCAGCTTGGGATTGGCGGAAGCTGGACGAACCAATCGGGCAGTACACGACTGGTGCGACCTACAAGCTGGATACGGTTAGCAGATCCAATGACACCGTTGAGCATAG